CTGAATAAATGGAACTATTATTTCTATCCGAGCCCGCATTTTGGGTGATCGTAGCCTTAGCATCAGAACTGATTGCTTTGTCTCCACTAAAGGAGAATAGCGTCATCCAAAGTGTACAAACTCTACTCAACAAACTAAAGCCGAGCGACGAGCCGGAACGTAATGACTAAGAAAGCTTCAGAGGAAACATTTAACGAATTACACAATCTAGTCACAGAAGAATTTCTTAAAAGGGTCAAGAGTGGTGAAGCTACGGCTCACGAACTTAAAGCCGCTTGTGATTGGCTAGTAAAGAATGATATTAGTGGAGTCGCTTACGAGGGAAATCCATTACACAAACTGGCATCAGTAATGCCAAAAGTCGACCCGGAACTAGTACAAAAACGTCTCTATGGAGTTAAAAGATAATGGCAGCCGCAGCAGCCGGAGCTTGGAATTTTCTCGACATTTTGAAAATAGCCGCACCAGTAATAGCAGACTTGGGTAATAAGACTGGTAATAAGGCACTTAAAATAATAGGTGGCTTAGCAACAATAGGTGGTTCTTTTGCTAATCAAGGTAGTGGTGGACAGAAAACTGACACTAAAGAAATTAAACCTGGTCATCCAGATCACCCATGGAATGAATATATACCTAAAGGAAAGAAACCACAACCAAAACCAAAACGTGAACATAGGGATCCTGGGCAAAAACCTTGGGAAACACGACGTAAAAATATCGCTAATAGTTATAATCCAAAAAACCAACAAATGCCTTCGGCTTCAATGATGACAATAAACCCTAAAGAGTCATCACTATCTTCAGCACTAACTATAGATAAGGAAAAGGAATTTGGACTTTATTTAACATGACAGCACGATACGCAAACGGAAACCGTAAGGCTCAACAGAAAGCCTACAATAAGACGAAAAAGGGTCTTAAACTACGGGTTAGGGCCAATAAACTACGTCGTAAACTAAAATTAAAGAAAGGAGACCCACGTGATGCTGCTCATTATAAAGGCAGTACCTCTAAGGGTCGTCCCCAAAGCCGTGCTAAGAACAGGGCTAGTAGACTTAAGATTAGGAAGTAATTATGGCATGGGGAGGAAAAGACGGTCAACTAGGCCAACTACGACAACAAGAATCGGAAACTACTAGACCAATTGGATCAGAGGCTGTACTTAATGGTGAACCAGTTAAATGGGCTGGTCCTGATTTAGCTTGGCAATCTGAACCTACTTTTAATAAGCTACAAACAGAAGGATATGGTGGTGACCAGGATTATATGCTGAGTGGAGGATGGCAGTCACGTCGTGCTCAACTTGGCATAAATAAAGTATTAGAAGCCGCTTCACCAGTAATAGAACCTGTTATGTCAGCAGCACAGAGTACATATAACCTTATACCAGAAAGATCGGCAACAAAAGAGTTAATTGAAGGTGGAGCTAGAAATCTAGGCTGGGGTTTAGGTAAAATAGGAGAAGGTCAATCTTGGTTATCTAGAAAAGCAGGTGTACATCCATTTATCGGTAATACAGCTATGGAAAGTATTGCTGAGTTAGCGACACCAATGATACCTCTAACAGGTATAATGGGAGCCTTGGGACTTGGTGATAATCTAGGTGATGTTGCTAGTGCTCTTAATAAAGCTAAGAAAGTAGGAAGTGTAGCATTTAAAACCTCAGATGAATGGTATAGTGCTGCTAAAAAACTACATGCTGAAGGTACGCCTGTAGATGCTATAAGAAAACAGATAGGTATATTTGAAGATGCTGAAGCCGGTAGAAGATGGACTATACATAATCATCATAGACAAGGTATTACTAGAATTGATCTTAATAAACGTAAATCAAGAGGAGATAGACGTCTTAAGGCAGAAGCTGAACAGACTGGTGACTTTTTTAATGCTTTTAAGGCCGGTACCTTAAAGGCTCCTGGTAAAAAAGTACATCATATGAGACCTCAGAGAGTTATAGACTTAATCCTTACTGGTACAGAAGGTACTAACAGAGAGATATTATTATCATTAGCCCATGATGTATTTGGTGGTATAGGTTCAACTATACAAAACCTACAACAATTATCCGGTCCAATACATGACCAAGTACATGCTAAACTATTAAAAACAGGTTGGGATCCGAGAGTAATGGATCCAAAACGATTCAGTGCTATGAGCATGAATGAACGTGTTGATGCCTTCTATGACTTACGTGAAGAAGTACAGAAAATAAACAGCTGGCTAATAAAAGAACAGGCTGTAGAAGCACACAAAGCTATTAAAATACAATGACAATCTCAACCCAAGCAATGACAGCAGCCGGGGAGAACTTCAGTTTCTCTCGTAAGGCTGCACCACCCAGTTCCTTTGGACCTGCGAAGGTGGTGAAACATGAACCATTTACAGATGAAGAGATAGCACAGTTAGATGTGTTAATTAAAAAGAATTTAAACGAACTATTTGAACCGTTATGACTGATGTCTTAACCGCCCTACAAGACGACTTTAAACTATTCCTACAAGCCCTATGGGAACAACTTGACTTACCTAGTCCAACAAGAGCACAGTACTCAATTGCAGACTACTTACAACATGGTCCGAAGCGTCTCCAGATCCAAGCCTTCCGTGGTGTTGGTAAAAGTTGGATTACTGGAGCGTTTGTGCTTTGGACTTTATTCAAGGATCCAGAAAGAAAGATAATGATCATATCCGCATCCAAGGAACGTGCGGATAACATGTCCATTTTCCTACAGAAACTTATCATCGAAACGCCATGGTTGAATCATCTCAAGCCCAAGTCGGAAGAAGCTCGTTGGTCGCGTATAAGCTTCGACGTAAGTTGTTCACCTCACCAAGCGCCAAGCGTAAAGTCGGTGGGCATCACTGGGCAGCTGACCGGAAGTCGGGCAGACCTAATGATTCTGGACGACATAGAAGTTCCTGGTAATAGTATGACGGAGATGATGCGTGAAAAACTACTTCAACTTTGCACTGAAGCTGAATCCATCCTCACGCCGAAAGATGATAGCCGTATTATGTATCTCGGGACTCCTCAGACTACTTTTACTGTTTATCGTAAGCTGGCTGAGCGTAACTACCGTCCATTTGTCTGGCCCTCAAGATACCCCAGAAAGGACAAACTCAGTCAGTATGAAGGACTCCTAGCCCCACAGATTGTCGAAGACATGGATGTAGGGGTAAAGGAGTGGACAGTAACAGACCCTGATAGATTCGACAATGAAGACCTCCTAGAGCGTGAAGCAGCTATGGGTAGGTCCAACTACATGCTTCAATTCCAACTAGACACAAGTTTAAGTGATGCAGAGAAATTCCCCCTTAAAATGGCTGACCTTATTGTCACCAGCGTTAATCCTGATACTGCTCCAGACTCAGTCGTCTGGTGCTCAGATCCCTCGAACGTTATACGAGAAGCACCTACGGTCGGTCTCCCAGGAGATTACTTTTATTCTCCAATGCGACTCGTTGGTGAATGGAGTCCTTACTCCGAAAGAATCTGCTCAGTTGATCCGTCGGGTAGAGGAACAGACGAAACTGCAGCAGCATTCATATCTCAGAAAAACGGCTACCTCTACTTGCATGAGATGCGAGCTTACAGAGATGGGTACTCTGACGCTACCTTGTTAGACATCCTTAGGGGATGTAAGAAGTATGGTGTAACTAAACTCCTTATTGAGTCTAACTTTGGTGACGGTATTGTTAGTGAGTTGTTCCGTAAACATATAACACAGACAACACAACATATCGACATAGAGGAGACACGAGCCAATGTCCGTAAAGAAGACCGTATTATTGATTCCCTTGAGCCTGTACTTAATCAGCACCGTCTCGTTGTGGACCGTAGTATTATTGATTGGGATTATGCGTCTAATAAAGATGCAGCTCCAGAACACAGACTACAATACATGCTCTTTTATCAAATGAGTCGCATGTGCAGAGAGAAAGGTGCAGTTAAACACGATGACCGTCTAGACTGTCTCTCTCAAGGTGTACAATACTACACAGAAGCACTTGCTATCTCTGCTGATGAAGCAATAAAGACAAGAAAACGAGAAGAGTGGAACTCTCTTCTTGATGATTTCATAAATAATCCTAAAAGTAGTGTAAATCATTTGGCATTTGGAATGAATAAAGAGCAAAGAGATAAGGCAAATGGGTTAGAATCTGGAAAACCAGTCCCCACCTGGGTTTAGACAACATAACACATGTATACAGGGGAGAGAAGGGTGGACTCTCTTCTGTAATTGGGGAGTTAATTCTCCCCTCTTCAATTTAATCCCCAATAACTATGTCCCACCACGTATCTTTTGTCCACTGTACTCAGAATGGAGATCATTTAGTAGCCTATATGGCTAGAGTGTCTAACCCTAAAGGACAAACAAAAGACTTTACTAAACTAATACGTTACCTCATTAAACATAAACACTGGTCTCCGTTTGAGATGGTGAATATGTGCGTACAAATAGACACAACAAGAAGTATAGCTAGTCAAATTCTAAGACATAGATCATTCAGCTTTCAGGAATTCAG